TTACGCACAAATTGCGCTTCGGAATCTGAAATCTTCCGAGCCCGTGACGGTTACGTTCGCGCCCATCGATTCCCCGACGCTCGCAGAGCTTTCGGACATAAGGCTCAAACAGGTTCAGACGTTGCGGCAGCTGTGGGAAATGGAAGTCGTCACATCCGATGAGATACGCTCAATGATTTCCGGTGGATTCCCGAACGACATCAACATAGGTACAAAGTAATGCTACTCGAATTCGCGCGGATGCAGCGTGTCGGCAAGGGCAAGGGACGCAAGGGACGCACGGCGCGGCGCGGTATCGGCGGCGGTTTCCCCTCCACGGCTGAAAAGGACTACGCTGATCTTATCCGGTCTATCATCTCCGCGGCGACGGAAGCGCCGGTGAAGAAGCTCGAGGCCTCGGCACAAAGTAACGCACGCTTCACGGACGGCGTGGGCGACGACATCGAGGCCGCCGATGCCGTCCTTGACAACACCATAGAGGACATACTTAAAAAGAATTACGAACAAATTCAGGCGGCGGCGCAGCTCGTAGATTACAGCTCCCAGCGTTATTTTTCGAGGACAGCCGCGTCCGTGATAGGGTCGGCCTTCAATTCATCGGCCCCGAATTCGGACAAGATAATAGCATCGTGGAAAAAGGAGAATTTATCCTTAATAAAATCGGCGTCGCGCGATCAGGTCAAGAGCATCGGGCGCATCGTTTCCGACGGGGTGCGCGAAGGGAAGACATACCGGAGCATACAAAAATCAATCCGGGAAACGGTTGACGGGATGACCCGCAGCAAGGCGGAGCTCATCGCCCGCGACCAGATAGGCGACCTGAACGCGGCCCTGAACAAAGATCGACAGACCAGCGCCGGAATTAGTTTGTACTGGTGGCGCGGCACCGACGACGGGCGCGAAAGGGCGAGTCACGAGGAGATGAACGGCAAGCTCTGCCGATGGGACGACTCGGACGTGTACAGCGACGACGGCGGGAAATCATGGACTGAGCGCACCGCGTCGATGCCGCACGCGCACCCGGGCGAGGAGATAAATTGCCGCTGTTACGCCGAAGCGGCCATCGAAGCTATGCTCGACATGGAAGGCTGAAAAAATATTAAATAATTTGTACATTACGCCCGAATTTGTATTATATTTTGATACAAATGAAATTCAACGACTATGTAGAATTATCGGTGGATTTAAACACTACCCCGATGAAAAAGACCGAAGAGGGCTTTCTCACGGGCACTTGTTGCGTCACGTGCGCCGGGGTCTACTCGTATCTGGGAAGCGAAATAATGCAGCCCGCAGGTACGTACAACGTTCTGCGACCCGTCGAGGCCATACGGCAGGCGGCTCCGCAGCTTGCGAACAAAGTAATAACGCGTCTGCATCCTCCTGAATTCGTGACGGCTGACAATGCGAACAAGCTTTCAGTAGGCTTCACGGGTTCTACGGTGACGGAATCGGACGGGAATTGCTTCGTTGACGTGACGATCACGGACAAGGCGGCAATCGAAGACGTGCTGAACAAAAAGCTGGTCGCGTTTTCCTGCGGATATGAAGCGGACATTGACAAGCAATCAGGCGTTTGGCACGGAACTGATTACGACTTTGTACAAAATAATTTTGACTACAACCACATCGCCTTGGTCCCTGAGGGCCGCGCCGGTGACGGCGTGCGCATCCCTTTGCAGGACGGGGCATCACCGAAAGGAAACACACAAATGAAAAAAGTATTTATGGACAACGGCATCATCCTCGAAATGGAAGATGCCGCCGCCGATGCCTTCACAGGCTTGCGGAAGCAGGTGAAGGAATTGGGCGAAAAGATCAAGGCCAATGATGCCGCGATCAGCAAGGCGGAGGGGGAGCGCGATGCCGCGAAGGCCGAAGTAGCTTCCGTTACAGCCAAATTAAATGATGCCGCCGCCATCGAAAAGGCCGTCGCCGAGCGCGTCGCCCTGATGGACAAGGCCCGCCTTTTCGGCGTGGATCCGGCCAAGACGGAATTCAAGGCGCTCAAGGCCGAATGCATCCGCAAGGCCTTCGGCGATGCCGCTCCGAAAATGGACGGAAAGAGCGAAGATTATGTCAATGCGTTTTTCGACAGCGCTTGCATGACCGTCGAAAAACAGAAAATCGAGGACGCGAAGGCCGCTGAAACAAAGCAGCCCTGCGCACAAACTAATACGATTTCCATCGCGGACGCAAAAGCTAAATGTTTTGCCGACGGATGCGGCATCACCAAGAAGGAGAAATAAACAATGGCTCTCAATTACGAAAACGTAGGTCTCACCGATATCATCCCCGGGCTCAAGAAATCCGGGGGAGTCGATGAGAGCATCGAGCTTGAAAGCGCGATCACCGACCGCGTGGGCGGACAGCCTCTGTTCGCCGCGCTCGGCAATGAAAACAAGGCATCCACGGGCAGCGCCGTCTCCGCCGCCGTGAAACGCAAGGTGTCCATTACTTTGTCCGGGACCAACACTTCCGCGACGAGCCTCATGTTCACGGGCGGCACGGACACCACTTCCGTCACCATCGCAGCCGAAGACACGGCTTCTGAAGTCGCGGCCAAAGTAGTTGCCGCCGTCAACGCCGATTCCGGCGCACTCGTAACGGCGTCCAATGATGGCCCTGTTAGGTTGTGCGAATTCGACACCGCAGGCGCGGCGGCGAACGCGAGCACCGTTTCCGTCGCCGTCACCGACGATACACTTTCCGCGGGCACCGCCGTCAACGTCACGCTCGGCGCAGATGCCGTCACGCGTTCGTTCATCGGCATCCTCGCGCACGACACTTTCAAGGGCACCGCTGAAATCGGCGACTGTCTCAGTTACCGTCGGCACGGCCTCATCGCCGTCACCGTAGTCGATGCCGTCAAGGCGTGGGAACCAGCGTATCTTGACTCTTCGGACAAATTAACGGCTACCTCGTCCGGCAACACTGCCGTGGACGGCGTGTTCCGTTCCAACGCAGAAGCTGGCGGAACCGCCTGGCTCGAACTTAAATAAGGAGAAACAAAATGCCGGTAATTTCTTTTCATGATGCCGCGGCATCGCAGGACGTGTCCAATCTCTTCGAGGAAATCGAAAAGACTTTGTACACAATGCCTTTTGCAACGAAGAAGAGCGACGCGCTCGTTCCAAAGGGACCCCCGCTTCCGCGTGGCGTGAAGACCTACACCTATCCGAAGGCCACCGGCGTAGGAATGGCGGCCATCATGGACGACCATTCGGACAACATTCCGTCCGTCGACGAAGCGATCGAGGAAGTGACCGTCAAGGTGCATTCCTCCCTCACTCATTTCGGTTATTCCGTCAGCGACCTTGAGGCCGCGCAATATGCGGCCATCAATCTCGACGCGACCAAAGCCCAGATGGCCCGCGAAGCGATCGACAAGAGCATCGACGATTTCCGTCTTGTCGGAAAGGATGGAAAGAACGGACTCATAAACAACGAGAACATCACGGTGACCACTTCCGAAAAGAAGATCACCGCGATGACTACGTTTGACGAGGTGTCCGCTCTGTTCCGCGACGTTATCCTTAACGGTGTGAACAAAATAAACAAGGACACCGTCAAGGTGGACACCGTCGTGTTCCCGCGTTCCGTGATGAACATGCTCACCACGAAGACCTACTCCCAGTACGATTCCGAGACTTGGTTGAACAAACTCAAGGGGATGTTCACGGACATCACGACCTGGGATTTTCTCGACGAGCTCGAAACAGCGGGCGTAGGGAAAACCTGCCGCATGATCGTCTACGCGAAGAATCCTCTTTACGGTCGTTCGCGCCCTCAAATTCCCGTTGAGACGCAGCCGACGCAGTTCGATAAGTTCAAATATGAGACTTATTGCCGCGGGACCACTGGCGGTTTCGACGTGATCCGTCCTACTGCATTCATGTATGTAGACAACGTTTAATATCCTCCCTCAAAAGACAAGGGCCGCCGTATCTTGTATATTATGTGCGGCGGCCCTTCGTTTTTTTGAACAAATTTATACTACTTTTTTTTGAGGTTGAAAAATGAAGATTGCAAAGAACAGCAGGCTTTCCGCCGTGATCGCCGGGAACGTCGTTATGTATCCTGGCACGAACATCGTATCTGATTCATTCGGAAAGGAAGCCGAACTGTTAATCAATTGCGGCGTGATCGAGATTTTCGAGCACGCGGACAAGCTGCCGGATTACAAACAAATTCAGCTCATCCAAGATTGCAACAGCGTTAATGTAGCGAAAAAACTTTCCGGTCTGTTGAGCGCGAAAATGAAAGTGAAGATCAAGGAACGCATTTCGGCGCTCGAAGATTTCATCGAGCGCGTGGAGAAATCTAAGGATGACGGCGCTAAGCACGTTTAATTTGTTCGCAGCGGTGAAGGGCTTGTCCGACGAGGAGAAAGCCCTGTTCATCGAGGCGGCGGAACCCGGCGTTTCGGAATCCTATTTCGGCTCCGATTATCAGCAGGCGTTAGGCTTGCTGGCCTGCCACATCGCCGTGATGGCGCAGCGTGACGGAGGCGAGGCCGGAGCTCGCGTGGGCAAGCGCGAAGGCGACATGTCCGTAAGCTATCCCGGCGCCTCTCTATTGACGCACGATTACGGCCAAACGGCGCCTGGGATGATGCTACGTAGGCTCATCCTGAAGCATCACATGGGAGAAATCGTCGCATGACCCCGAAGGAAAAATTCGAGGCTATGGCGCGCGTCGCTAAATCGTTGGCGCGCCGTAAAATACTTGTAGGATGGGTGCAGGTCAAGGAAGAGCCTGGTTCCGGGATCAGCATGGGAAAGCTTGCCAGAATACTTTGTACCGGATGGGAGGCGGGCACCAGCAAGGACGGGCGTTCATACCCGAGGCTTCCGGCGCGTAACTTCATGAAGGTCACGCGCGCTTTTTACGGCAAGGACACGGACAAAGTATGCCGCCGAATCATCGGTAAAATAGTGCTCGGAAAGATGGACGAGGCGCAAGGCTTGTCATGGATGGCCGAGTACTGGAAAGGAAAGATGCAGGACGCGATGGGAAAAAGTTCGGAATACGAGCCTCTTTCTCCGGCCACCATCAAGGCGCGTAAAAGCGCGCACAGGAGCGTCCCTGCAATGTTTTTGAGCAAGCCGCTGATCGACACGGGAACATTGAGGAACTCGATCACTTACGAGGTAAAATAATTTGTCAACGTTGTTCAACAGATATTTCACCGTGTGCGATTTCACGGGCGAAGGCTTCGGGGCTGACGGCGAGAAGACGGGCGGCGTTGCGTCCGTAAGGACCGTGCGCGGAACGATCCAGTCGATCACGTCAAGAGACGCGTTGATGCTCGACTCGGGCGCCCGCAACACCGGAAGCCTGAAGGTCTATTCGTCGTCACGGCTCAATTACAGACAACGTGGAAAGATAGGCGCCCGTTCATTTGTATCTCATCAGGGGGCGGTATATGAAATAATCGACTGCTTCCATTTTGACAACAAAATAATCTCTCACGAAAAGTATCAGGCATCGCTTGTTCCTACGGCTCAGATCCCGGCGGCGGTGAAGGCGGCGCTTTTATGACGCAACGGCAGATACTTGACTTGCTTTGTACGTATTTCAACGGCTTGGATCTTGGCGTGCCGTCGTTGGCGACCCCTCTTTCCGAGGCCGCGCCGGATGGCGAATATCTGGCGTTCCGGTTCGGTGACGCTTCACGCATCGGCTTCGCGCCCGAACGCGGAGGCCCGGGGAACGACAATATAATTTTCCATTGGACAGGATCCATTCGGATGACCGAGGTGGAGGGCACGGGAGAAACCATCCGAAGGGTTCATAACCTGTTGCATACAACTGAATTCACTAGGTTTTCTTCTTCTAATGGATTTTGTGTGCATGACGTGTCAGACATAACGGACAACGTTGTCAATGACGGCGATTTCTGGATAGAGCAGAAGTTTGCGGTATTGTCCGTGAACTGGTACGATTCCGAGCCTAACAACGTTGTGACTATCAAAAAAATTAGTGGAGAATATACCACTGATGATGACGGGAAAAAATGTATATTTGAAGTTGGAACAAACTAAGGAGACAAACTAATGTCCACCATTTCTGAAGATATCGTAAAAATCTCAATGGCTGACGCCGGTGCCGGAGTTTCGGTAACCGACCAAAAGAAAATCATCATGCTGGCCGGGGGAACCAAGCCAGAATCTTACGGTTCCGCCGTGACGAAAGAATACTCCGACTACGCCGAAGTGGGCACGGACTGGGGAATCACCAGCAAGATTTATTATCTCGCCAAGTCCGGCTTTTCCCAGAGCCAGTATCCGAGCACCGTCACTATCGCATCATATGGCGCGACGCTCAACGCTACGGCCGTCGAGGCTGCGCTCGCTTCAGCCGTGTCCGAAGGCGCTGAATTTTACAACGTCGTGTGTGATTTCGACGACGAGGCCGTTCTCGCCGATCTCGGAACTTACGCGGCCAGCGGGAAAAAGATCATCTATTGTGATTCAGATGATCCGCTCATCATTGATGCCACATCTTCCGCCGATGTGCTTTCCGTGCTCAAGGCTGCGGGCATCACGCGTGTGGCCGTGTATTACAACACCACGGCGACACAGGGCGTGTGCGCCGCGGAACTGTTCTCTCGTTGCGGACTCGATCCCGTGCGCGGTACGTTTGCGCACAAAGGTCTTACGTCTATTGCGTACGAAAACGTCACGGTGTCTCAGTACAAGGCCGCGACGGAAAAGGGCGCTAATTTGTACGTAAAGATTTCGGCGTCCGATTCGCGCGTGATTTTCGGTACACTTTGCGACGGCGATTACATCGACCGGATTTTCAAGGTTGACTGGGTCGAATTCAACATCCGCGCTGAACTGCTTGATTTACTCAAGGTAGCCAATGACGGCAACGGCATAGATTACGATGATGCGGGATTCGCATCCAGCGCGGGCGTAGTGACGCAGGTGCTGGCGCTCGGAGCTGACGACGATCATCATTACATCATGGACACTTTTTCCGTCACGACGACGCCTTATTCCAAGCTCACTGCCACGGAAAAAAGTGAACGTGAATACAACTACATCAAATTCACTTTCATCCCGATGGGCTCCATTCATAAATTCAACCCGGTTTCCGGGTTCATCACAAAGTAACAAAGGAGCGTACAAATGAACGCAATTCCTGAAACATATTCTTTTTTGAACTCCAAAATGACGTTGAACGGTTATCCGATTACCGACTTCGCGACCGACATAACCATCGGCCCGATCAACGGCGACGGTAATTGGATCGAGACCGAAGGCCCGGGCGGAACGATCACGCGTTCGCGCAACATCCGTCATCTGTGGGCTGCGAAATTCGGCCTAACCGTCGGCTCATCTCAAATAGATTATATCGCGGGCCTTGCCATCGCTGATGAAAAGACAGGCGCAGGATCTTTTCCTTTTGTCTTCAGCCAGACGGATGGTACACATAAAGTTGTTGGATCTTGCTGGATCCACGAAAATAAAAACGCTACTGTTTCCAAGACCCCGGGCTCCCGGCAAATAGAGCTTCACATCTTCGTTAATGCAGAATTCGCAGGGAGAACATAATGGTATCTTTTGAAAAATTCAGCGTCAACGGGTACGATTACACTACGACCAAATTCACCGGGCGCAAGGTCCTTGGAATCAACAACCGTGTGACGGCTGTTCTGAGCCGCATCATCTCGACTAAAGTAAGCAGCTCGAACAAACTTGTCATAGGCCTTGATGCCTTGGCTAATTCCTTCGGCACGATGGACGAGGAAGCCTTCAATTCGCTCGTCTCTGATACTTTGTGCGAGACGGTTTACGATGGCAAGGAAAATGAACCAGCCGTCAAGCTCGTCGGCGATGCCGTCGGTAATCATTTCGCCGGGCATCCGATGGATTTGTACGAAGTCGTGTTCAACGTCTGGAGAATAAATTCTTTCGGCCCTTTTACGATGGGGGCTGGAGGCTCAATCCAGCAAACCCCTTCGCAGACAAAGTAATAGCGGATAAATGCGCGGATGGTCTAGGAAATTTCGGAGACCTTTCGCCGCGTCTGTCCGATGAATATCCTGTTTGGCGCTTGATTTCGGATAAAAGAATGAGCGTCACTTTGGAAGAAATAGAACGCAGCTGGACCTATGCCGATATCATGGACGCAAACGCCGTATTAAACAGGATGAATGATTACGGCGCTGGATGGAGGTTGTCGGATGGATGACAATGAGGACAAATTCGGCTATGAGCTGAACTTCGGCGGGAACGCCGGTGCGGTTTTGGAGCGCATCGCCGATGCGTTGGGAAATATCGAATCGCTGATGAAGCAGGTGGCCGCCAATACATCCAAAGTAAACGGCGAGCTGGACAAGGTAAAAGACGAGCCTTTGACGGATGCGGCGCGGGCGGCGAAAGAACTCCAGGAAAAAGAAGAATCGGCGGCGAAGGCGGCGGCGGAACTGTCGGGAAAACAGGAAAGATTAGCCGACAGCATAGACAAAGTAAAGGAGGCCGCAAAGCCTGTAGGTGCCGCCATACTTGGGATCGGAGGCGCTGGCATTGCCGCTGGCCTAGGCGTCCTAAAGCTCGTCGACGCGCAGACGGAACTAGGGGATTCGCAGTCCAAGGCCGCCCGCAATCTCGGGATGACTTTGTCTAAATATTCGGAAATATCCTACGTGACGGACATGGCCGGGGTGTCACAGGAAAAGCTTCGCGTGTCTTTGCAGACGCTGGCACGCAATGCGACGATGGACAAGGAAGCATTCAAGGACCTTGGAATTTCCGTAACTGATTCATCGGGAGCACTGAAAAGTTCGGACAAATTATTTTTCGAGGTCGGAGACAAATTAAGGAATCTGCCCGACAAGACAAAGGCGGCAGGCCTTGCCATGCGCGTGATGGGCGAGCAGGGCGCGGCTATGATCTCGGCGTTCGGCGGATCACAGGAAGACTGGGATGCCGTGGCGGACAGAGGGAAAAAGCTGGGAACCATCCTTTCGGACGATTTCGGAGAAATGTCCGAAAACTATCAGGATGCCTGGGCGGACATGACGAAGTCCATTGGCGGGGCGGCGAGGAACATAACGTCCGCCGTGGCCCCGGAGCTTACAACGTTGTTCAACCACATCGCCGACCGCATAGGGGCAATGTCCAAGGACGGCTCATTGGACGGGCTTGACGACAAGATGACGGGCCTCGTGGATACGCTCTCTTCATTGGCCGATACGGTCATTGATCTTGCGCCTCGGATGATAGAGCTCGCGACGGACGCGGCTTCATTTGCAGACAAAGTATTGGAGGTCGTCGATGCGTTCGGCCAAAGCGACATTGCGCTCAAGGCGCTTGAGGTGACGTTCGCCGGGGTGTTCGGCGGAATGGCCATTGCAAAAGTGATAAAATTGGTGACCGCGCTTAAAGAAATGCGCGACGCCTATCTAGCCATCAAGACGGCGTCCGAGGCGGCCAGCATTGCGCAGGGGGCCGCCGGAGTCGCCGGTAAATCGGCAATTGGAAACGTCACTAGATCAATCGCCGGGAAATCTGGAATTTACGGCGCGCTAATCACCGCCGGCGCTGTTGCCTGGACAAGCGCCATTTCCGATTTTTCCGAATTCATGAAGCAGAACGGTGCGGCGAAAAAAGAAGCCGGAGAAAGCATTCAGCAGATGAACGATTTGGACAAAGTCACGAATGTAAGGTTAGCCTTGGCTAAGGAAAAGGACCCCGCGAAAAGATTGAACTTGCAGCTTGATCTGCAAAGGGAACAGTCGATTTACGATTCTAAATATTATTCAAAGCTGCATCCTTCCGTTACTCCTGAAGCGGACAGCAGGCAGGAGGAAGCGAAGACTAAACCGCCTGTGACTAACGTCCACGTGAATCAGACGAACAACATAAGCACCGATCTCGGCACCATCGGAAAATTGATCGACGAAAATTTAGAGGACATCGTCAGGACGCAATTGCGCTATCAGGTCATAAGCGGCAAGGTCGCCAGGTTAGGAGGCGCATAATGATAGGCTGGATTGAAAAGGCTTTTCAGACAAAGAAACACGACGCGGAACCGATACCCGCTAGTTTGTTCGCAATCGGGAAAAGTGAAAAAAACGGTGTCGGCGGAATTGAATTCGACTTGATGCCGGATGAATCGCACGGCCTCGACTTCGACATTTCGGAACATCCGGTTGACAACGGATCAACTTTGACGGATCACATCAGGCTTAAGCCTCGCGAATGCACCGTGACAGGAATGTTCACGTGCCACCCAATAAGGGCTTACACTACAGATAAAGTAATCATCGACGACGGACAGGAAGCCATGTCCGATAACAGAGCTCTTACTTTGTACAAGCAGCTTGAGACACTCAGCAAAAAGATGAGCAAAGTGAGATTGGTAACGGACATGATTACATATCCTGCGATGCTGATAAAAAGCCTGAAGACCAAGCGCGACAAGGGAAGCGGGGAGGCCATCACTTTTACCATGACGCTCCGCGAATTCAAAGGCGTTGACATTAATGTAACAAAATCTGACCTCGTGATAACGCCTTCGGAATTGACGACGGACAAAGCCAAGAAGATAGCCAAGAAGAAAAACGCAGGACGGAAATCAGCCGCGTCCGTCACGGAAACTAAAATCGCTAAAAACATAAGCAGTTTGCAGGCGTTGTAAAATGATTCAGATACCTTTTGATCCAACAGTGTCGTCTTCGCAGGAATTCCGCGTTGACCTCGGCGGTCTCGTCGTCACGATGAACATGGCGTGGAACATCCGGGATTCCGCTTGGTTCCTCGACGTTTACACGGATGATGCCGGGCAGTACGGGATACGCATTTCGCCTATGTCAAGGCTTCTTTTAAGCGACGACATTCTAGGCATAACCGGTAATTTGTTCGCAATAAAGGAAGGACAGGATTCTTCAATAACTTACGACAACTTGGGAAGCGACTTTAATTTGTACTGGTTCGATGAAGACGACTTGAATTCATTGGAGGGCTAGACCGATGGCGTTCAAGCGTGTCGCTAATTTGTTCGTAGGAAATTTTGCCGACGGCAACAAGAAAGATCTTGGTTATGAACTTGCTGGCCTGGACTTTTCGTTCGAGGTGACGCGGTCCATTTATTGGTTCGAGAACAAAGCAAAGTTCACCGTGTACAACTGTTCAAAGGAGACAGCGAACAACATAATGACGGGAGGCGCATCCGTCATTTTCGAGGGCGGTCACGAAGATACCAAGGTGGGCTTGATCTATATGGGTCAGATAGGTTATGCTTACACACAAAAGAAAAGACTTGACAGGACTACGCATCTGTTCTGCACGGGCGCGCGCGGGGGAGAGTACAGGCTCGCGCGCGTGGGGATATCGTTTTCCTTTCCAAAGGGAACGTCAATCATCGACGTGCTTGACCGCGTTTCCGCCTACTGCAACATGGCATTCAAGGGGCGCGAGAATGTAGGCGACATTTATCTTGACCGTCCTTTTCCTTTCAGCGGCGCGGTCGATAATCTATTGAAACAAATTAACGTGCTCCTTAACGGTTACGGTGCCGGTTGTTTCATCGACAACAACGAAATAATAGTATACCGTCTTTACGGCGACACGTCGGAATTCAATTCTGCACGCGTCACGTATGAAGAGGGAATGTTAAGCTGCACGCGCGTGCGCGACGAGAGCGTGAACGAGATAAACTACAGAGCCGATCTTCCGTATTGGATGGGATACAAGACAATGACGGAAGTGCAGCGCAAGGCGAGCGAAGAAAAGATAGCCGCCGATCTTGCGAAGAAAAAAGAGCTGAACAGCAGGGACTGCATAAAGTTTTCCTCGGTGCTCCGCTGCGACCTGACGCCGAACACTCAAGCCACGGTGATTGACGAGGACGAAGACATAAATGGCACGTACGTAATAGAGCGCTGCATTTTCTCCGGGAATAATTTCGGCGGTGAATTCAAGGTCGAATGCGAGGCTTTCAGATGAACGAAGAAATAGAACAGTTCCTTGAAAATTTCTGGACGGCGGCGCCTGGTAAGGTGGCCAAAGTGGAAAGAGATCACGTTGACGTTACTTTGTGCGTCAACAACAAACTTAACAACGGTATGGCCGTGGAAATTCCGCTCCTCGAATCGGTTCCCTTGATGCGACTTGGGTGCGACGCGTTCAAGATAAATTTGTCCTTGAAGAAAGGCGACCCGCTTCTGGTGATTTTCATGAGCGCCGATCCGTTCGGCTGGGCTTCGAAAAAAGAAGGCGAAATATCTGAAGCCTATTCCGTTAACCGCAACGCCCTGAATCACGCTGTTGCCATCCCGATGAGCAAGGAAGCTGGATCACCTAAAGGGACGCTGGACGTTTCCGAGGACGGAACAGTCACGATAAACGGGCATCTGGAAATAAAGCCGTGAAGAACATAGCCGTGGAAGGCTTGACGATTGTATTTAATGGCGCCGGGCTCGTCTCATTCAAGGGGATTACTGTCACCGGAACATTTTCTTACAACGTTGTAATTGACGGGAAAAAAGTATTGGCGGACAAAGTAACAGGGACGTGCGCTTCTATGTCTTTCTCTGGCGGATATACTTCAGTTGAACCCGTTAGATTTGAAATAAAAAGTTCTTCTTTGTATGCAATTGCAGACAAAAAAAATGTAATTTTGGAAGGTGACGAAAGCGATCCGATAAGCGTGCAGGCGACTAACGGCGAAACGACTTCTACGTTTTCCGTAATTGCCAAGGTAAGCGATTCAGGACAAACTAACGTCACGGCGGAATGATAATGAACGAACGTAAACTTGGAAATGACGGCGACACCTATCTTGATTCGTCGGGCCGCGTGGCACGATGCTCCACCTATATGGATAGCGTCGTTCAGCGCGTGCGCTGCTACATGCGCACGTTCCAAGGCGAGTGCTTCGTCAATTCGGAACATGGAATGCCTTGGTTTGATGAGGTGCTCGGCGCTGACAGCTTTATGATGAAACACATCGCCGCGACGGTGAAGGAAAACCTGATGCTCATCGACGGCGTGAAAAGCGTGGATGGAATTAATTTGTCCTTAACAGGACGATCAATCAGCGGAACAATAAAAATTGTGACAACTGAAGGAACAACGACGGTGGCGGTATGAGCGCGATAACCATTACAGACAAAGGCTTGAGCCGTAAAACGTATCAGGAAATCAGGGACGAGTTGCGTGCCGCTTGGATAGCAACGTACGGTTCCGCCGTTGACCTGAGCGCATCAAGCCCCGACGGGCATCAGATCGACCTAGAGGCATCCACCATAAGTTCCATCGCGGAGCTCGTGCAGGCAGTCT